CTGCCATGCATTTTTGCATAGCTCCCAGCGCCTTCGAGGGGGTGGGGGGCAAAATTTGGGCCGGGCCTGGTCGCGGTAGACATCCCCACTATACAAATTCATGATTTCCAACTATCATATTTTTGCTGTGCGAAGCACTATCATACCGGAGCGAAGGGGCTTGACTTTGCGGACCGGCGGGTAGAGAGTGGTTGGCGAGAATGGAGAGAATCATGCCCATGAATGATAACGAAGCCAAGGAAATGATGCAGCGTTGCATTAGCGAAATTGAAAGTCTGCGGAGGGAACGCGATCGGCTACAACCACATGCGGAAGCTTATCTCACGATTCAACAGATCATGTCCTATCTGCCTCAGCGTGCCCAAGGATACGGTGAGGATTTGGTATGGCGGTTGAAGAAGCGCATTGAGGAATTGGAAAAGGCCAATGTCAATCCGACTTGACGAATTCGAGGAAGTCACGCCGATTCTCCGGGCCGGGGTCTACGCCTTGGTCAAGGCCGGGGTGGTGATCTATGTCGGGAAGTCGAAGTCGCTTTACCAGCGAATCTACGCCCATCGGACGACAGCGAATGCCAAGGCCCGAGGGAAGTCCATCCCTTCCTGGCTCCCGGCGAAGGGCTTCGTCTTTGACCAAGTCTTCGTCCGTACCTGCACTGTTGATGAGCTCGACAAGCTCGAAGCGGAAATGATCAACCTCTACAAGCCTCGATATAACGAATCTCTCAAGCGCGCCGGGAAGGTCACCGCCGAGGTGAAGATCAAGATCGGCAATGCTATCATCCCACTCAATGCCAAGGGCGACAAGATCGAACGTCGGATTTAACCATGCCTATCCCGCGCCAGAAAATCGCGCCGAAACGTGAAGTCCTCTCTATCCGCCCCATCCAAAGGGAGGACCTCCCGCGTCTGCTCAAGCCCCGAGACAAGTCGGCTTCGATTCCGCACAAGCTCCGCGAATCACACCACACGATCGCTCGGCTCCTGGCGACCGGCATCGATTACATGCGCGTGGCCGCACTCACGGGCTACTCCTACAACCGTGTTTCACAACTGGCATCCGCTCCAGCGATGCAGGAACTGATCGCTAAGTATCGCGACTCAGTTGACCAAACATGGATCGAATCCCTCGACTCCTACTACGAACTCGCCACACGCAACATGCTCAAGGCCGAGCGAATGCTCGCCGACAAGCTTGAAGATGCCGAGGAGGCCAACGAGCCGTTGCCGGTCCGTGACCTAATCTCAATCTCTCGCGATGCAGCCGACCGCTTTGGCTACGGCAAGCGCACAACCCAGACGAACGTCAACATCGACTTCGCTGCCGAGCTTGAGAAGCGCATCGCCAGGCGTGAAGGCAAGGTTGTTGAACTAAACCCGAATCCGACCTCCATCAGGAGGATCGGATGACTAGGGGCACTCGCTGTGATTCCTGTGTAGGGCGTGCACGGTTGAGTCCGGCGGGTGTCCCGAAATCATCCGGAGCGATCCATTGAGCGAAAACCAAGACCCGATCCTCTTGGAATGGTTGGCGTCCTGCACGAAGGACCCGATCAAATTCGCCTATGAAGCATTCCCTTGGGGCGAACCTGGGACCGTCCTTGAGGACGAATCCTTGGATGAGTGGCAACTCAAAATCCTGGGCATGCTCCGGGATGGCATCATCACTCTCGATGAAGCCGTTCAAATCGCCGTCGCCTCTGGCCACGGTGTCGGCAAATCCGCCCTGGTCGCCATCATCATCCTCTGGGCATTCTCAACCGCCCCTGACACTCGTGGCGTTGTCACAGCCAACACCGAGACTCAGCTTAAGACCAAGACCTGGGCCGAACTCGGCAAGTGGTTTAACCTCTTCATCGCCAAAGACCACTTCACCCTAACCGCCACGGCGCTCATGTCTCGCGACCCAACTCGCGAACGCACATGGCGTATCGACATGATCCCGTGGTCCGAAAAGAACCCGGCCGCCTTCGCCGGCCTCCATAACAAAGGCAAACGCCTTCTCCTCATCATGGACGAGGCGTCCGAAATTCCGGACATCATTCATGAGGTCGCAGAAGGCGCCATGACCGACGCCGACACTGAGATCATCTGGCTAATGTTCGGTAACCCGACCCGCAACACCGGTCGGTTCAAAGAAGCCTTCCCTGGCGGCAAGTTCGCCAAGTTCTGGCAGACCTTCCAACTCGATTCGCGTACAGTCCGCATCACCAATAAGCGGCGCCTCAACGCCTGGATTGAGGCCTACGGCGAGGACTCAGACTTCGCCCGTATCCGTGTTAAGGGTGAATTCCCTCGCCACGGCTTTATGGAATTCTTCTCGGCCGCCGACATCGATGCGGCCATGACCCGTGAAGTCACCGTCTCTAGGAACGATCCGCTGGCGATCGGCGTTGACGTCGCCCGCTTTGGCCACGCCAATTCTGTCATCTTCCCGCGTAAGGGCCGTGATGCCCGGACCCTGGTTCGTGAAGTCTACAACGGTCTCTCGACAATCGAACTCGCCAACAAGGTCTTCAACTTCAACAACAACTACCGGCCGGATGGCATCTTCATCGACGGTGGCGGCGTGGGCGGTGGCGTGGTCGACAACGTCCGCAACCAGCGACTCCATTGCTACGAAGTCCAATTCGGTGGCAAGGACGATGTTGGCGGATCGCCTTGGGGCATCACCGGTGAGCGTTATGCCAACAAGCGTGCAGCCATGTACGGCGCGGCTCGGGAGTGGATCAAAACCGGAGCCTTGCCGAACGACCCAGAACTCAAGACTGCTCTGCTCGCCATCCGCTACACCTTCAACACCAAAGACGAAATCCTTCTGGTCCCCAAGGACGACATTCTCGAGGACAACCCAGGCATCATCATCGACGATGTCGATGCCTTCGTCCTCACCTTCGCGTACCCTGTAGCCCCATCAGTTGACGCTGGTGGTCCCCACAAACAATTTGAGAAGGTGGAAGCTGAGTACGAATACGACCCCTTCTCACAGGAAAGGATGTCTGCATAATGGCTGGTCCCGCAAAAACTGTTCAAAGCTTTGTGTCACATATGACCGCACCACTGACTAAGCAATTTCAGCGTGCGTTCACGCCGCCCGGTCTTGGCGGTCCGCCTCAGCCGGATACTCCCCCGCCGCCTCCGCAGGCCGGCCCGATGCAGGAGCCGACTGGACGCAGCAACACTGAGCGACTCGCCAAGTCCCAACTCTCCTTCTTGACCGCGGCCTCTAAAGCCGCTGCGGCCCTGGGCTCTGGTGCTTCGTCCGGCAAATCTCTCTTGGGTCAGTGATGCAAGTCCCCGGCACCAAACCCGAATTTGAAATGCCTGGGCCGCCTCCGCCCAAGATCGAACCTGTCTACATCGCTATGGCGGCGGCCCAAATGCATGCCGAAGGTAGGTGGCCTGAAAATGTTGCCTTCCATGATTCTCTACTTCGCTTTGGCAGGCCAAATGTGAAGCCTGGGGTGGCAACCAAAGATCGCCTTAAAGGCATCACAGACGACATCACCAAGAAGCGAATGCAAGGCTCTGGCGTTGACGAGAACCTTCCGATCGCCAGGACAACCGAGGCAAATATCTAATGTCCAACCGTCTCCCTGCAGGCGTTAGCGCCACCGACTACCGCTGGTACACCTTCGCCACAGGCCGACTTCTTGGTATGCGGGTGAACCGCTATTCGTGGTGGACCCACTGGCGCGAACTCGCCGACTTCTTCCTTCCTCGGCGTTATAAATGGATCATTACGCCGAACCAGATGTCGCGTGGTTCGCCAATCAACCAGCACATCATCGACGATACCGGTACCTTCTCGGCCCGCAATCTCGCGGCCGGCCTTTTGTCGGGCAAGTCCTCACCGCTTCGGCCGTGGTTCAAGCTCCGCATCGGGCGCCAGACCTCCGCAGAGACCAACCCGGTCTCGCTGTGGCTTAAGGCCTGTGAAGAAATCCTCTACGCCATCTTCCACGAATCGAACTTCTACAATTCGATGGCGCAGTTCTACTACGACCTTGTCATCTTTGGCACGGCCGTGATCATCATTTACGAAGACTTCGACAACGTCATCAATTGCTACAACCCCTGCGCTGGTGAGTACTACATCGACATCGACGGCAAGTACCGTCCGTGTATCATGTATCGTGAATTCACCATGACGGTCGCAGCGGTCGTTGACGAGTTCGGTATCGACAACGTCTCGGCAAACGTCAAACAACTCTACCAAACTCCAAACACCACCGGCTCGTCAGGCTCGAACCTGACCCGTGAAATCATTGTGGCTCACGCCATCGAGCCCAATGATGACGACCGTGACTTCGGTATCCCAAAGGAATTCAAGTTCCGCGAATGCTATTGGGAATGGGGCGGCAGTGCCTCTCCGCAATCCGGTTCGCAGATGCCTCCGGCCTTCCTCCGCAAGCGCGGGTTCTATGAACAACCCCAAGCCACCGTTCGTTGGGACCTAGTCTCAAACGATCCCTACGGTCGATCGCCTGCGATGGATGCTCTTGGCGACCAGAAGCAACTCCAACTGGAAACCAAGCGCAAGGCGCAGGCCATTGACAAGATGGTCAACCCTCCGCTGGTCGCGGACATCCAACTCAAGAACCAACCCGCGTCCCTGCTTCCTGGTGGCGTGACCTACGTCACTGGCTTTGCCTCAACCGGCAAGGCCGCAATCGGCACCATCTATGACACCAAGTTCCCGGTGGCCGAGATTACTCAGGACCTGGAGGAAGTCCGCAACCGAATCAACCGTGCGTTCTTCATTGATCTGTTCCAGACGATCTCTCAATACGAAACGCGGTCCAACATCACCGCAACCGAAATCGACGCTCGTCGGGCGGAATCAATGATAATGCTCGGGCCGGTTCTGGAACGTATCGACAACGAAGGGCTCAAGGTCATCCTGGAGCGCGTCTTCAACATTGCCTCGCGCGCCCGCATCTTGCCCCCGCCGCCGCCTGAAATCGCCGGTATGAATATCGATGTTGAGTTCGTTTCCATGCTGGCCCAGGCTCAATCGGCAGCAGCCGCAGGAAGCATCGAACGCGTACTCGGCATCGCCGGTAACCTTGCGGGCGTTGATCCTTCGGTTATGGACAACGTTAACGTTGACAAGGCTATTGACATTTACAGTACGCTACTGAACAATGATCCTCGAATAATGCGCAGTCCGGAAGAAGTTGCGATGATCCGTCAACAGCGTCAAGAGCAACAGCAGCAGGCGGCTATGGCTGAGCAAGCCGAGGTCGCTTCGAAGCTGGCTACTGGCGCTAAGACGCTGTCTGAGACTCCGACCGGTGGCGGCCAGAATGCGTTGGCCGCCCTGATGGGAGGCGGCCCGTGACCCTGAATGCCGCAGATCGCAAGTCAATTCGGGCGGCTGAAAAAGCTGCGGCCCTGGCGGAACGCAATCGAGGTGAGGTTCTCATTTCCCTGATGGCCACTAACAATGGCCGGAAGTTCGTCTGGGACTGGCTTGAATCCCTTCACATCTTTGGGACCCCTGTCGACCCTGACACGCACCGAACTTACTTCCTGCTCGGCGAACAAAACGCCGGGAAACGCCTTCTGGATTCCATACTTCAATGGTGTCCAGATCAATTCATCCAAGCCATGAGAGAAGCAAATGAGCGAAGAACAAGCAGCCCCGGCGCCGGCCCAGCCGGCCTCCCTGACGACCGAACCGCCGCAGCCGAATACGATGGAGGCGAGGACGCCGGACGGGACCTTGAAGGACCAGAGTCAACCTACGGAACAGAAGACTGAGCCGCCGGTTGATCCCAAGACAGAAGAGAAGACCGAGGAAAAGCCTGCGGTCCCCGAGAAGTATGAATTCAAAGCGCCTGAGGGCCTGGAGCTTGACCCTAAGGCTATCGAGGCCGTCACTCCGATCTTTAAGGAACTTGGTCTCACTCAGGAACAAGCTCAGAAGCTTGTCGACTTCCAACTCGCCCGCGATAAGGCCGTGATGGATGCAGGCCAGGAAGCCTTCAACGAAGTCAACAATGGTTGGCGTAAGGAAGTGATTGCCGACAAGGAACTCGGCAACGGCAAGGACGGCCTCGCCCCGGCTGTGTCTCAGGCCGTCGCCAATGCCATCAATTCCATGCCCAATGCGGATGCCTTCCGCAACGTCCTCGATCTCACGGGTGTTGGCAACAACCCCGAATTCATCCGCGGTATGTATGCCATCGCAAAGAACCTTGGCGAGGGCAAACACATCGTCGGTCGTGGCCCTGCTGAACCAGGGCAACAGAAGCCTGGAACCGCCCGCACGGCGGCCCAGTCCATCTACCCGAACCTCCCTTCCGCAGCAAACTAGCCCCAGAGGGGTTGAACAGCTAGGCTCAGATAGGATGCAGCGAAGCCACCCGAACCATAAACAATCCGGAGCAAACCATGTCTACCGTTGGTAGTCTGGCCCTGACCTATGCTGACTGGGCCAAGCGAATGGAAGAAGGCTACAAAGTCTCGGCCATCATCGAGCTTTTGTCGCAAACGAATGAAATCCTTGACGACATGTTGGTCGTCCAGGGCAACCTCCCGACTGGTCACAAGACCACAGTCCGCACTGGCCTTCCCCAGGCGACTTGGCGCTTGCTGAACCAGGGCGTCCCGAACGCGAAGTCGACCACGGCACAGATCGTCGATACCTGCGGTAATCTCGAGACCTATTCGGTCATCGATAAGGACATCGCCGATCTGAACGGCAACACTGCCGAGTTCCGTCTCTCCGAGACGCGTGCCTTCCTCGAAGGTATGTCTCAGCAGGTTGCGTCGACCTTGATCTACGGCAACCAGTCTGTGAACCCCGAACGGTTCACCGGCTTTGCCCCCCGCTACTCGACGACCAACACGGCCAATTCGCAGACCGCGAATAACGTGATCTCGGCGGGTGGTACCTCCAACACGAACACCTCGATCTGGGGCGTCGTTTGGGGTTCCGACACGTGGCATGCTACCTTCCCCATGGGGAAGATCACCGGCCTCCAGCATCGTGACATGGGCGAGTGGCCCGTTCAGGATTCGGCCGGTAACACCTATCAGGCCTACCGCGATCACTACAAGTGGGAGATCGGTCTGGTCGGCCGTGACTGGCGTTACTGCTTCCGCATCCCGAACATCGATGTCACCCAGCTGACCGGCGTCAGCGCTGCGAACCTGATCAATCTGATCGTTCGTGGCCTGTACAAGCTGCCGACGGCGCCGGTTTCTGCGACTGCGATCCAGACATCGGATACTCCGGCGGTGCGCGCTGACATGGGCCGTACGGTTCTGTACTGCAACCGTGTCATCCGCACCTACCTCGATCTCCAGGCGATGAACAAGACCAACGTCTTGCTGCGCCTCGAAGAGTTCGATGGCAAGGTCATCACGACCTTCCGTGGTATCCCGGTTCGCACCGTGGATGCGATCCTCAACAACGAAGCCCAGGTCCAGTAAGGAGCCTACAATGATTCTCGATGGCCTGCTTCAATTCTGCGGCACTTCGAATGGTGCCACTGGTGGCATCACCTCTGGTGCCAATACGGATGCTCCGACGACCGGCACTCAGGTGGCGTCGAACATCCTCGACCTCGGCATCACCAATGGCATTCCGACTTCGGCCAATGGTGGTGGTGCTCGCGACATGGGTATCGGCGATGACCCGATGCTCAAGCTCCTGGTTCAGGTAACCACAGCCTTTGCTGACGGTACCTCGCTCCAGGTGATCCTGTCTGGCGCGCCTGACAATGGCTCTGGCGCCCCGGGCGCCTACACTACGATGTACACTTCGGAAGCGGTCCTTGAAGCATCGCTTATCCCTGGTGCTTACATCGCCAACGTCGATGTCCCTCGTACTGTCCCGGGGCAGCCGCTGCCGCGCTTTCTGCGTCTGCAGTTTGTCACGGTCGGCACCCACACTGCGGGCACTGTACAGGGTACTATCGTCCTGGATCGTTTCGACCAGATCGTCGGCACGACTGGGGCGCTGTCCGGCTATCCCGCCGGCATCAACGTCGCCAATTAAGGAGGGACAGATGCGATTCCGCACCCTCTTTATCGCTAGCGTGGTGGCAGTAGTCTCCGGACTACTCGCTGCCCACGCGCAGGTGCCGGGAGTGAATTCGACCCTCCAGTCGATCTTCACCCTGGCTTACGAAGTCTCGACATCGAAGCCGACCTATTCAGCTTCGTATATCGTGACTCCTTCGGGCGCAATGAATGACATCTGCGTCCTCACAGGTTCGGCAACGAAGACTATTCGTGTCCGACGAATCTGGTTGAACGGCTACACTGCCACGGCCATGACCGATCCGGTTTCGGTTGTGAAACGCAGCAGTGTATCGACCAACGGTACGGGTGTTACAGTCACTCCTGTATCGTATAACTCACAGAACGCGGCTGGTACTGCTGTAGCCGAGTTCTACACTGCCTCGCCGACGAATGGGACTGCGGTGGGCGTCCTTCTGGACGTTTATCAGGGCTTCACGACTTCGACCAGTGGTACCGAGGAACCAAACCACACGTTTGAGTTTGGTCGCCTTGGGTCTCCGGTCTTCCTGCGTGGAGCTTCGCAGTCGATCGCGGTCAATCTCTCTGGCCTGACGTACACAGGCGCATCGTTCGCCTGCGGCTTTGAATGGACTGAGGATAACGACTCGTGATGCCAATCACCACCGCCGGTATCAGTTTTGTTGTCTACGCATTGACCTCCCTTGCGTGGGCACCCGCCATAAACTGGCTGGCGGTGGTGAACCTTTTTGGAATGATCGTCGCATACTTGGCTGGGGTTTGGCTCTCAAATCCTCGCCAGGTATGGACGTTCTTTTTGTGGATAGGTCTGGCCTTTGCAATTGACTATATCCTATCCCCGGATGTGAACCCTAATTATGCAGGTGCCTTCTTCGCTCTGGCACTAGCTGTTGCGCTGATAGAACTTCCGCTGATGGCGATACCTTACGCAGCCGCATTGCTTTATACGCAATCTCGTGGTGCGATTATCGCTGGAGCATCAGCCATCATCATTCGCTACGCCTTTTGCTATCCGCTAGCCTGTCTCTTCATTGCCGTTGGCGCTCTTATCGCTGTGATGGAACAGAAAGTCCTTGGTGGTTCAATGTATCAGCGGATTGGTGTATGGCAAGATACCCTGTCTCATCTAACCTTATTCGGCCATGGCCTTGGAAGCTTCCAGGCGGTCTATGAAACCTTTCCTGTCAAGACCAACATGGCAATGGCGCTTGCGCCGCACGCCTATAACGACTATCTCGAGGTTCTATTCCAATTCGGGATTGGTGGAATCTTCGGTCTGATCTTCGTCATGCTGATCATGGTTGAAGGCACTGGCCCTCGAGTGGTCCCAGTTACATTCTTGATCCTGGGCCTCACTTACTTCCCCCTATCAATCCCTGTCGTGGCGCAGGTCTTCACCTTCGCTCTAGGCACTCTCTCACAATCACTTCACGCCAACTATAGGAGCTTCAAATGGCGCGCTGGAGACTGACTGCCCCTCACTACCTCATGGTGCAAGGGACCAACTGGGAATATAAGGAAGTCGATCGCAAGACGGGCCGACCGCAGACGGTTCGATTCCCTGTCCCGACTCTGCTCGACCCGAACGATGTTTCCTATTGGACCCATCGCGAAGGTCCGGACTTCGGCATGATCATCGTGTCGAATGGCAACAAATCCGATCCGGCCGACATCATCTTTGTTGGCGATCCGACGCCGGATATGGTTCCCTTGGACGATGAAGCCAAGGAAATCTCTGCAAGTTTTGCGGAGAAGTGGAACCTCCCGGTCAACTTGCCTGACAACTACAGCGAAGTTATTCTGGACACTCTCCAGAAAGAACTCGACGACGTTCGTACCAAGTCGCAGACTGTGCAGCTTGAAGGCATGGCCGAAATGCTCGGGGCCATGACTCAGATGATGCAACAGAACCAGGCCATCATTGCGGCCCTTACCAAATCGGAGACTCGACGCTAATGCCCAGCAAGACACCGAAGCAGAAACGAACGATGGCGGCTGCCGCCCACAATCCGAAGTTCGCCAAGAAGGTTGGCATCCCCCAGAAGGTTGCCAAGGAATTCAACCGCGCGGACAAGCGGAAGGGTAAGTGATGACTGAGGAGGATCACAAGCTTGATCCTTCTCTGTCCGAGAAGGACCTCCTTTTCCGGATCGCCCGCGAACTCACTACCATTCGCCAACAGATGTCGAAGGTCCTGTTTGCGATTAGCGAGGCGGAATCGGAGGTCCCGGAGAAGATGCGCCGGTTCATTATGTACATGCATGATATGCATGACGTGAAGAACCTCTACGACGAGCACGGCCTCGAAGTCCCTGCACATGTGCTCCGCGAAGTCGAACGGTGTGACGACCGTCTGCGCCAGCTTCTCACAGGCCTTCACACAGACGGTGGTGCCTTCGAAAAAGTCCGGCGAGAAATGGCCAACGATCCGCTTAATCGTTGGGACCACACTCGCCTCCTTCCGAAAGGATAACACATGGCTATTATCTCCGGGGTAGGTTCTTCCCCATCCGTAGGCCCTACCTCCGGAGGTAAGGTCTACGCCTTCAATGCCCTTGATGCGGTGACGCCGGTGCAGGTTGCTCCGGCGAATCCTAATCGGCGCAAGATCACCTTCCACAATCCCGGCTCAGTTGATGTACTGATCTTTCCGCAGTATCAGCAGACCACCGGGTCGAACACTCCGCTGAATGTCACGACCTCGGCTCGTGGCGGCTCATTCCTTCTCTATGCGAATGGCGCCGATCGCACGATCGAAGGTGAATGCCAGGGCGCATGGTTTGCCTTGGCCGTCTCCGCAACCGGTAACCCTCTAACCGTGATGGATTCCAACTCATGAAGCTTCGTTGTGATGGCATTACCTCCCTTATTCTGGGTGGCATTCTCTACTTCGGCTGCTTGCTGCCGGCAGATGCCCAGAACCCAACGTGTCCGACGAGGCCTCCGGGAGATAGCACTAATGCCTGCGCCAGTACGGCCTTTGTGCATTCGGCGTTGCCGGGTCAAATCCCGCTGACGCAATATCACTTTCTAATTGGTGATGCTTCAAACAAAGCTGCGGATACTGCCCTCGGTGGCGATTGCACCTATACATCTTCCTATGGGATCGTCTGCACCAAGACGAATAACGTCCCCTTCGGGCCGTTCGCTACAGGCACTGACTCAGCCAATCTTACCAACCTAGGTGCGGACCTTTCGGCCTCTGGCGGCCTGCACGTAGGTGCCTTCACTGGCGACGTGTCCAAGTCGGCAGGATCGCTGGCAACCACCGTTACGGCGGTTCAGGGCAAGGCTTATCAGAACACGACCTATTCCAACGGCCAAGTTCCTACGTGGAATAGTGCAAATAATCGATTCCAACCTGGCTCTGGTGGGGGTGGTGGTGTATTCCCTGTATCGAATTATGGGTCTGTCTGTGATTACCGAGCCGCCAGCGATGGTGCAATGGCATCTGGGTCATCGACACTCACTACCTCAACCGGCCAGTTCCTCAGCACTGACGTTGGTAAGTACATTGCTGTCCAAGGCGCAGGCACGGCAGGTGCTACTCTATTTACGACCATTGCGGGGTATACGAACTCCAACACAGTAACACTGACCAACCCGAATGCGTCTGGCGGTGCTATTTCAGGCAAGTTCATTGAGTTCGGTACCGACGATACCGCGGCATTCCAGGCGGCTATTAATGCCGCCATAACGAATAGCGGCGGCACAGTACAGATGCCGATGGGCTCTTGCTTCGTTACTCGACTGAACCTCGCTGGAATTTCTCTCTCAATCAATCTGCAGGGGTTTGGTGTCAATGGCACCAGAATTTTCCCCTTGCACAATTCCAGCTATGGAACCTCTAATGGTCATGTGATTGACCTCACTGGTTCTGCCTTTGTGAAGCTGAGCAACTTCCAGCTTGGCGCTTACTATACGTTGGCTCAACCTACGACCGGCATCTTTATGGCCCAGGTGGCTAGCAACGTATCGAACAGGATTGAATTCTACCGACTGTATATCTCTGGTCAATACTCTGTGGCCACGCTGTATGATTACGGTGTGCCGTCGTCTGTGGCATGGGCGTCAGACTTCTACAACTATACCCAAGGTGCCGGCTCGCATACGGTGATGTACTACACCGCCAATAATGCGGCCTCACTCACCTCCAGCTTTGCTACAGTCACATCTGGCACATTCTCTACCGGCGATTGGTCATTCTTCAAATGCGAGTTCCATAGGTTCGCTGGAGTGGGTGCAGCGTCGTCTGTGATCATCACAGAGGGCGTTCAGCTGCTTGGCTTCTATGGTGGTGTCATTTCCGGCGGTGCCAGCAGCTATGTACAATTCAACGGCACAAATGAGAATGTCCTATTCTCCAACATCGTATTCGAAACCGAGAGCGAACCCGTTGTTCCTGCTAATGCATATGCCATCAACGGTTCCCTTCGTGGATTGTATGCTCCACAGAGCTATTACATTCTCAGCGGGCAAATGTTTGGTGGCTCTGGAGCCCTGTCGGCTCTGATCAACAACACCCCATATCTGGCCAACTCTGGGTCAGCTATCAATCCAGGCACAACGTATGTTGGAACGGGTATAGCTGATACTGTGGCTGCATCTAACGTCGCGTCGTTGATGACGGACACAGGTGTTGTTGCCAATATGCGGGCTACCACTTCGGCCTCGCCTGGTAGCGGGCAGTCTTATACGATTACGCTGCAGATAAACGGTGTTGACACAGGCATTACTTGTTCGATGTCAAATGCCGTTAACAGCTGCTCTGACACGACTCACTTTGCTAACGTACCTGCAGGTGCAAGTATCAACTTCAAGATCGTGTCGAGCGGTGGGGCTAACGTAACTAGGCTAGCTGCTTCTGTCTCTTTCACCCCCTTCAACTAAGGAACGGAGCATGAAACAAGGTAAAGCAACTCATTCGGGGACGGGTTCTACCAAAGTGGAACCCAAAGGCCACGCAGTCCCTCCGGCCTATGCGGCCTCGCTGGGATCGATGCGCGGCAATCACAGTGAGCGTGGAACCACCAAGCTCCAGACCATCCCAATGTACGAGGGCCGTGGTCTGCAAGCGCCGATGAAGTCCACCACCATTCACAACAAAGGCAGCCAAGGAAAGCACTAATGGAACTCTCAAAGGTCTACCTCCTGTTCGAAATCCTGCGTGAGGCGCGCGGGTATCCGAACCTCGGCAACATCGCCCGTGAGGCTCAGAAGCAGCTTCAAACGATCAATGACAATGTGGGTGCTCCGGCCGAGTCGCCGATGGATGCAGTGAACAAGGCTCAGTTCGTCGAGGAGCCGAAGTCCATCCCATCGGCTCAGTTCGAGCCGGAACCGACTGCGTTGGAGAACATCGTCGAACAAGAACCGATTGAGCGGAGGCTCTAATGGCGAAAGACATTCTCTCGCACTACGGACGCGATTCGACCAATCCGCAGTCTCCTCGGGCCACTTGTGGCGGAGTTAAGGAAGCCAAGCCGCTTCCCTACTCCCCGCCGAAGGGTCCGACGAACCAGATGCGCCAGGGCCCTGGCCTTGGCGGGACTGTTCACCCTAAGGGATCGCAGGGGAAGTAAATGACCACCAACGTTGATGTTGTCAATCGTGCGCTACAGGTGATTGGCACGCGAACCACTGTCACAACGCTTGAGCTTGCGAACAACACAACGAACGAGGCCATTCAAGCGAACCTTATCTTGGAGAAGTACCGCGACCAGCTTCTCCGCATGGCTCCCTGGAACTGCGGCATTCGGTATACCAATCTCTGGTATATCACCTCGGTTCCGGGGACGCCTGAGAACACATCGCCAGCAACGAATCTGTGGACCCCCGGCCAGCCTGCCCCGCCTTGGGCCTACGAATACTTCTACCCAACTGACTGTCTTCGTATGTGCTGGCTTATCCCGTCGACGCAAACGGGCTTTGCTAACGGCGTTCCCATTACCACCGCTGTCACTGGCGGCGCCCCCGTATTCTGGCAGGGCCAGCCGGTTAAGTACAAGGTCTCGACTGATACATTCCGTCAGGCCACAACCCACACGCTTGTTTCTGGTGGCAGTGGCTATCAAGTCGGTGAGATCGTTACGCTTGGTGGCAAGCCGTCTATTCAGGGCGAAGTCCCGGCCGGGCTTGTGCAAATTCAAGTCTTGACTGTCGATGGCACCGGCTCAATTCTGACCTACTCCTTGTATACATCGGATGTCATCGGCAAGACCGGATTCTTCTTCGCCGTCCCGACCTATCCGTTGGATCAGGTTTACACCACCGGCTTCGGCACCGGCGCCCAGCTGTCTGTCACAGGTGTTGATCTCAACACCTTCGCCTATCGCACGATCTTGACGAACGAAGAATACGCTACCTGCGCCTATGTCCGCCGGGTCACCGATCCTAATGCGATGGATGACGATTTTATCGAAGCCTGGGCCACAGTACTTGCTAGCGGATTGGCAATCGCCCTCACTGGCGATAAGCCTCTGGCGAACATGGCTGTTGGCTTAGCAAATAAGAAGATCGAACTCGCCCGGCAGCAGGATGGGAATGAAGGGCTTACTGTTAATGACGTAACTCCTGACTTCATCCGCATCCGTGGCATTGCCTGGACTGAATACTACAACAACGGTCCCTGGTCTGGCTTTGACTGGGGTGGTCTCTGGAGCAGCTACTAAATGGCCCAACCTATTATCCAATCCTCCTTTAACTCGGGCGAATGGTCTCCCAACCTCTACGCCCGGGTTGATATCGAGAAGTTTCATTCTGGTGCAGCCCTGCTCCGGAATTTCTTCGTCGACTATCGTGGTGGGGCTAGCACACGGACCGGAACGAAGTACTGCCTACGTGGGTACAAGGATTCCACAGCCATTCGGCTCATCCCTTTCCAGGCGACCTTCTCGCTGGGCTATGTTCTTGAATTCGGTGACCAGTACATTCGATTCTATCGAAACGGCGAGCCTGTCCTGGAAAGCGGCCTGACGATCACCGGGATCAGCAACACCAATCCTTGTATTGTGACGGTTGCGAATACTTACAGTGGTAGCGGCGTCGATTGGGTTTATATCAGTGGCGTCAATGGTATGACCCAGATCAATGGGAAGTACTTCAAAGTCCAGGTTGCTACCAGTGGTAACATCACCCTCTACGATCTGTTCGGCAATCCTGTCGACGCAACGGGTTGGGGAACGTACACAGGTGGTGGCACGACGCAGCGCATCTACACCTTGGCGTCGCCCTACGCTGCCGCGGACTTGTCGATCGTCAAGTACGCACAGAACGTGGTCGATCTGATCCTCTGCCATCCGAACTATCAGCCCTATGTTCTCACCTACTCTGGGCCAACAAGTTGGTCACTGTCCCCTATTGTATTCGGAACGTCACTCAATCCACCTTCGCCTGTCTTTGCGTCTTCAACATTCGCACCGGGTTCGACTTACTACAGCTACGTCGTAACCTCTGTAGATGTTAACGGACAGGAAAGTGCTCCATCTACACCTGTAGCTTTGAATGGTCTGCAAAACATTGCTTTGGTAGCAGGCACAATTAGTATCTACTGGAATGGTGTTCCAGGCGCTGCCAGTTATAATGTCTACCGAACAAATACTACTCAGTACAATCCGGTTCCGGCGGGTGTGCCTTATGGATTCATCGGCACAACTACGTCGACTATTATGACTGACACTAACATCGCGCCAAACTTCGAAATATCCCCTCCGGTTGTTAGAAACCCATTTCTTACCGGCTCTGGCGTTCAGTCCGTTACTGTTACTAGTCCCGGTGCTTACACAACCGCGCCGACTGTGACCTTTAGTCCTCCAGGCGGCACAGGTACCTTAGCAACTGGCTTCCCGGTTCTGACGGGTGATACAATAACCCTTGTCAATGGTGGGTCCGGTTATGTCGTCGATGATTTGGTCGTCTTGTCGAACACAATCATCATTCAAGTTCTGACAGTATCATCCGGCACCATTCTTACATTCGCTGTTATCAACAAAGGTACAGCATCGACTCTACCTGCCAATCCGGTTAATCAGGTTTCGACATCTGGGGCAGGCACAGGCGCTAGTTTCAACATTTCCTGGGGTGTGAATTCTATCACTATCACAGACCCGGGGTCTGAATATGCGTCTCCTCCATCTGTAACCTTCTCTGCGGGCACGGCAGCAGGCACGGCAGTGTTGGGTCCTACTGGAAATGGTAATCCTTCCGTGCCCGCCTTTTTCCAGCAGCGCTTGGTATTGGCAGCGCCGAACTCGTCTCCGCAGACACTCTATATGTCTCAGCCAGGGCATTACTATAACTTCAATGTCAGTTCGCCATCCCGGGACGATGATGCTATCACAGCGCAGATTGTCTCTGGGCAGTTGAACACGATTAAGGCAATGATCCAGCAACCGGCTGGATTGATCGTCCTCACAGACGGTTCGTCCTGGCTCGTCAACGGCGGTTCGTTCGGTTCGCCTGTGACGCCGTCGACGATCGTTGCCAACGCACAGTCGTTCAACGGAACAAATGACATCCCGCCGATCGTGGTCGTCTTCGACATGCTCTACGTTCAATCGAAGGGCTCAGTCGTTCGTGACTCACTATACAACTTCTATGCCAACGTCTACACCGGCACAGACATCACCATTATCCCGTCCCATCTGTTCTTCGGCTACCAACTCGTTGAATGGACCTGGGCCGAAGAACCCTTCAAGCTCGTCTACGCAGTTCGCAATGATGGGACCATGCTGACCCTGACCTTCATGAAGGAACAGGAGTTTGTTGCCTGGACACACTCCGATACCGATGGTGCTTTTCAGTCAGTGGCCTCTACGATTGAACCAGCCGCTCAGGGTCCGGTGAACGCTGTGTACACGGTGGTCTCTCGTGTTATCAACGGTGTAACGGTGAAGTACATCGAACGGTTTGCGGAACGGTATATGCCCAATGGTGTTGCCGATGCTTGGACCGTTGACTGTGGGCTCCAGTATGTTGGCGCTCCGGCGACTTCATTCTCGGGCGGTGAACACCTCGTCGGCAAAACCTGTACGGGCCTTGCGGATGGCAAAGTCATCACTCCCTTTGTGATGCCTGCCTCTGGTACCTTCACACTCCCTACGGCTGCATCGAAGGTGACGATTGGCATCGGCTACACCTGCCAACTCCAGACCCTTCCGCTTGATACCGGCAATCCGACGATCCAGTCGAAGATGAAGAAAATCTCGGTAGCCAATATCCGCGTTGCCGAAACCCTGGGTCTTAAGACGGGTACGACCTTCTCGAACCTTGTGCCGATGAAGGACCTCGTCATCGGCAACGTCGGATCAATGACGAATACACTGGTTACCAACCTCGTTACCGGTGATGCACAGACGGTTCTTGATCCAAAGTGGCAAGAGATCGGTCAGTTCTGTATTCAACAGGACCAGCCGTTCCCCGCGACAATTCTGGGTTTGATGCCCGAACTCACAGTTGGAGATACGCCAAAATGACGAAGATAGAAAAGGTCTCGCGAGAAGAAATTGAACGCTTGATTTCTTCTGGAGAATGGGGGACGCTAGACGATACTCAAAGGGCCCGTCTTGCATCTTCTCTCAGTGCTACCACAAAGTTCTGGGTCGGCCTCGTGAATAACGATCTCATCTGTGCCTTCGGGATTGCGACGCCGACGCTGATCTCCAACCGTGCGTACTTCTGGGTCTGGACGACTGAAAAGCTGAAAGACCATCTGTTCATCTTCACCCGTCGTTCGCAGATAGTTGTGAAGACCTTGCTTGAGGAAGTCGACGCGTTGTACGGCTATTGCGACACTTCTATCCCTGGCAGCCAACGTTGGCTCAAATGGCTGGGTGCGGAGTTCGAGGAGCCAGAAGGCGAAATGATTCCATTTGAGATTCGGAGGGCCTAATGGCCGCGTTGCCAGCAATTGCGATTGGTACCTCTGTTGCCGGCGGTCTTGTTAGCGCCTTTGGTCGAGCGCAGCAGGGCCAAGCCGAAGCCAACATGTACAACTACCGCGCCGGACTTGCGGATATTAATGCCAGGATTGCGGCTCAGAATGCTGAGTATGCAATGAACTCTGGGCAGATGGAAGCTGCTCGGCGGGGCATGAAGACCGGTCAACAGGTAGGTGCGACTAGGGCCAAGTTTGGCGCCTCCAACATCGCCGTAGGTGAAGGCTCTGCAGCAGACGTTGAGGGTTCGATCAAACAGATTGGCGCAATCGACAATGCGACGATCTTGAACAACGCCGCTCGGGTGGCCTACGGCTATCAGGTCACCGAGCAACAAGAGAAGACCCAGGCATCTATGTATCGGTCTGCGGCTGAGGACACGAAGAAGGCCGCAAAGATCGGTGTGATTGGCAGCCTTCTTTCCACAGCTGGTTCGGTCGCTGGTAAATGGTCCCAGTATTCTCAGACCTTCGGTTCTGGCTCCAGCGGATCATCCGGTTCCGACTTTGATCCCACATACTCTAACTACGGATTTGGGTATACCTGATGCCACAAGTTCCCTACACAGGTGTTCCTGAGGAAAGCCCGACTAAGCAAGGTGTGCCTGGGTTTCAGCTAGCAACTCCGGGCGCTGCCTTTGGCGGTTCCTCTGCCGCAGCCACTGAACGACTTGGTGGCGAAATGCGTCAGGTCGGGGATGAACTGTTCGCCCGCGCCATCGCGATGAAGCAGCTGGATAACGAAGCCACTGCCCGCGACGCTGACGTTCAGTACATGATCGAATCCGGCAAGCTCCATGCCGAGTTCTCTTCTCTGGAAGGTCAGGCAGCCGTTGCGGCCTACCCGAAATACGCGCGTGATCTCCAGGAACTCCAGAAGAAGATTCGCAACGGGCTGGACAATGACCAAGCCCGGAAGATGTTCGATTCGTATTCCAAGAATACGATGGGGCGAGCGATCTTCAATGGCGCCGGTCGCGCTGCGTCTGAGAATCGTCAGTGGAATCTTAACTCAGCAAAGGCACAGGTAGAGCTTGATCTTCAAGCATTGGAAGACGATCCTAACAATGAGGCTCTGTTCCAAGACAAGCTTACACGTATCAGGACCAGCACCCGTCAGCAAGCAGCAATCCAAGGTGCGCCGGAAGGGCCTATCGCGGATGCCGCGGAAAAGACCGCTGTTAGTAAAGCCTGGGCTTCAAGACTGATTGGTATGTCGCGGACTGATCCGATCAAGGCGACGGAGCAGTTGGCGAAGGCCAAGAAGTTCTTGAATGAAAACGACTACCTCCGGGTGGATCAAACTGTTCGGTCCTCGGCACGTGCCGTTGGTGCCGCTAACATCGCCAACGATGTCTGGCTTGGTGGCCAAGAGTCGCCAACCGCTCCGGCGAAGTCGTTGAAGGAAATGGAGGCTGAGGCCGAAGCTAAGGCAAAGAAGCTCTTTCCTGAGGACCCGATTGCGGCTCAACATGCTGTCACAACGCTTCGCGGAAAGTACAACCAGGCGAAGTATGCGGAGAAGCAGGAGCAGCAAGAGAACTTGAGCATCGTCAATGACGCCATCCTTCAGGGGGTCAAGGATGAACAACAGCTTCGTGCCAACCCCAAGGTAGCAGCGGCGATCGATGCCTTGCCAGAGAAGGAACGTCTGGCTCTGCCTGGCCGCATCAATCGGTACAACGAATCCCGGAACAAGGCCGCGAACGAAGAAGCTTACACGACCCTCCGCGGAATGGCGAACAACGACGTTGAGCAGTTCCTCAACCAAGACTTCACCGACGAGAAGTGGAAGCTCAACCAGAGTCAAATCCGCAATCTCAATGACATCCGGGCGAGGATCGCTAAGCAAGCCAGTTCTGATCCGCGAGTGAATAAGGCTCAAGGGCTGATCCGTGGCAGCTACGCCGCGCAGCTTGAGGCCCTTGGTATCTACCGCCGAACCGAAACAAATAAAGATGACTACGATCATTACACTGGTGCGTTGCAGGCTGCGCTGGATGATTATCTTGAGGCAAATAAGAAACCAGCGGATGACAAGACCATCCTGAATGAGATCGCGCCTAAGGTCTTGCAGCAACGGACTGAGCCGGCTTGGTTCGGTTTGACCACGCGCCAGACGCCGTTCTTCAAACAAGATGTTCCGGAAGGCTTTGCGGCAGCGGCCAGGGCGTCGGCAGCCAGGAATGGCGAAGCCGTGCCGACGGACGCGCAAATCTATCAGTCCTATCTCCGCTTCCAGTGGAAGAAGCTTCAATCAGGCCCCACACCCCCGACATCTAAATGACCTCTGAATACGAACAATTCTTCGAAGTAGATCGTGCACAGGCGGCTTCTACGGCCGTCTTTGCTTTAAACGATAAGCCTGACGAGGCCGCTCGAGCTCAGGAACTGGGCGACGTTACTGGCGTCAATCCTGCGCTTATCTATCCCAATGTGAAGCAGTTTGAGGACCAGCAAAAGGCCCTCGTCACAAAAAGATTGTTCGACCAAAACAGGTTCCTGCGGGAATACGTCTCCAATGATCCCTTGGCGGCCAAGGTGTCTAACGACGATTGGGGACAGTTGGACGTTGTCACCGAGGCGGTGCAGAAGCACAATAAGGAATCGATCCTTGTAAATGCCCTACGTGGATTTGCTGAGGGCTTTGGTGAGGGCGGCCTCGGGGCTACCTGGATCAAGCCTGAGGACATGGAGAAGGCGCCTCTAGCAGCTTCGGCATGGTCGGTTCTGGGTGCACCGATCGAAGGCTTCTTCCGCTTTGGCTCTGGCGCAATCACCGGTATTGCACGGGCAGCCGAGGCAGCGGCGGTGAAGGCTGGGTTGAGCCCTGATGACGCTAAGACCCAGGCGGACAACTTCATCCATGCCGCAGGCGATCCTGGCTTGTGGGCGTCCCTTGGGCCTGTGCTTCACACCGTTGGCCAGCCATTCATGATGGCAGCGCACAATGCTGCGTTGCGTGAGGCCGCTAAGATCGAACCATTCACCAGGGACGGTCGCATTCCGCCTCCTGGGATTTCGCCAATCACCGACGCGTTGCATGTAGCCCAGGCCGAATCGGATGCCGCGACCCTACAGGCGGCCCTAAAGGAATCCGTTGCCTCCGCTACGCGTGAACGGTCCCCTGAGTCGTTCAAGCGATTCATGGACCACGTTGTTGGGGATACTGAGATCGGCATCACCCCTGATGCTGTCCGCCGGTTGTATGGCGAGAAGATGCCAGAAGCCGGCGATAACATCCTCGGCTGGGTTCCGGACATTCAACAGAAGCTGGAAATCGCCGAGGCAACCGGCACTGATATTCGGGTTCCTCTTGCGGATTGGCTTGCCAAAGTCGATCCGACGGTCGCTAAGGAACTGGAGAATGATGTCCGGGCAAGGCCCAATGGCCTAACGTTAGAAGAGGCAAAGACATTTCCAACCGAAGATTTTGGCAATAAGACTGGGTTCTCCAAATCGGAACTAAAAGAACTACTTGATGCAGAGGACGCCCAACTCGTCAATATGTGGAATGAAGTACAGGAGGCCAAGGATAAGGCCCTTCCTGAAGGAACTATGTATACGAAGCAACTGCAAGCCTACGCCAAGCAGTTGGATGAACTTGGCGTTCTTAATCTTTCCTCTGAGGCTGAAGTAAGACAGGCTCTTTTGGACAGGCGTCTTCGTGGTGAGACTGTTCAGGCAACCGGTGGCGAGATTATTGATCTCGCTCCGAATGTGGCTGATGAATTAGTGACCTCTGTTCGCGAGGCCACGGGTGTCGAGCGAGTATTGACTGAACAAAGGATTCAGGAGAAGCAACTCGAACTCCCTGTTGAAGGCACCACCCGTCTCGAGGACCGTGACATCTTCGAGAAGGCCTCGGCTATTGGCATGACTGTTGATCAATATCAACGGTATCAGGCATTGATTGAAAAGCGTGCAGCTGAGGATTTGCAGGCCCAGACCAAGCGGCTTATGGCAGCCGAGAGGCGTCGCCAGACTGCGGATTGGAAAGCCAAGCTTGCGGATATCCGTGGCGAGGTTACCAAGGAAATCGAGGCCCTGCCTGAGTTCGAGATTGATGCCGCTCTGCGGAATGGTGAGTTCAAGCTCCGCGAAGAATTCCTCACCGAAGAGCAGAAGGCCCTGCTGCCGAAGAATTGGGTAGCCGCCAGAGGCATCCACCCCGACGACCTTGCGCAACTCTATGGCGTTGAAACCGGCGCCGAGGCTGTGGCCCAACTCGCCAACATGGTGGAACAGCGGAAGGCCTCCGGTCTGCGTCCGATCGAATTCACCCGTGAGGTCATTCGCCGAGAAGCCGAACGGCGGATGGAAGAGCGGTATGGGAAGCTTGAGGAGAAGATCATTGAGGAAGTGAAGGATCAAATCCTCACCCAAACCCAACTTGATCTTCTGCACGAGGAAACTCTGGCTGCGGCTACCCGCGCCGGGACCGAGCTTCCTATTTCCAAGGAACAAATCCTGGATGGTGTGCGAGACGCGGTCAATCGCACGACCATGAAGGAGATCAGTTCCGACCGCTTCATGGCAGATGCTGGGCGGGCCGGTAAGAAGGCTGAAATGGCCCTTCTCAAGGGCGATGCGGCTGAGGCGTTCCGCCAGAAGCAGCGCCAGTATTTGGCTGTTGCCATGGCTGCCGAGGCTCGCCTCTTGGAAAAGGATATGGCCGCCCTGGATAAGACGGCGAAGCCTTACGAAGCTCGGGATATGGGTCCGAAGGTTGACCCGGCCGGGCGGTTCTATATCCAAGGTCTGCTCCAGCAAGCTGGCTATAAGGTCAAGCTCCTGCCTGAGGAGATCACCAAGGAGATCGAGGCCTATGGCCATGGGTCCCTTGCGGACTTTGCGGCCTATAAGCAGGGATATGGTTGGGAACCGGCGGTTGCGGATTGGCTTCTGGAAAAGGGCGCTAAGCCGATTAAGGAAATGACGGCCGAGGAATTTCGTGGCTTCAAGGATGCCATCGACTCCCTGAACTTCATTGCTAGGGAGGAACAGAAGATCGAAATCGCTGGCGCTAAGCAGGACTTTGCGGACTACAAGCGCAGTGTTATTAATAACTTGAAGGAACGCCCGGTAAGGCCGATCGAGGAACTTGAGAAGGGCGGTAAATGGCTCTATCGCCTCGACGCCCCTATGACGCGCATGGAAGAGATCGTCAAGGACATCGACCTTCGAAAGGACCTTGGGCCGCTTTACCAAGGCCTGATCGTTCCGTTCGAGCAGTCCAAGGCCAAGTCCTATCAGATGCTTAAGGACCTCGCTGCGCAGTTTAATAAGATCGATGGCTTTGATAAAAAATGGCAGCGCTCATTGGACGTCGCCATCCCCAATGACTTCGTCTTCGATACCTACAATCAGTCGATGTTCCGGCTCACCCGCTGGAACATGATTAAGATGATGCTCAATTGGGGCAACGAATCAAACCGTGGGAAGCTTGTGGATGGCATCGCGGATGCTGCCTTTGGTGGCCGGGCTACGCCTGATCAGGCTCAGTTCATCCGGTCCAAGATCGAACGGCTCTTTAACCAACACGCCACAAAGGAAGACTGGACCTTTGTGCAGAAGGTCTGGGACATCTTCGAAGGCTACCGTGGCGAGGTTGAGACTCTTGAACGGAATATGGGCGGCCGGGTTCCTAAGTGGATTTCCGGCTCTGAGATTGAGACGCCACATGGGAAGTTCAAAGGTGGGTATTTCCCACTGATGCCGGACTTCAATCGAAACCCGAAGCTCCGATTGGAAGATGCGCCTGAAACTTCTGGGCCGCTGGGGAAGGACTACTTCCGGGCAACCACGAATCAGAACCACCTTATCGCGCGTAAGGGTGCCCGATACTTTGTGGACATCACCAACGGACCGGAACAGCTTGTCGGCCGGATGCAGCAGATTATCCACGATCTGTCCTTCCGGGACTTCGTGAAGCAGGCTGGTAAGATCATCTACGATCCGGAGATCAGACATGCAATTAAGAAACACTACGGGCCGGAATATCTTGGTCAGATGGAACCTTGGTTGAAACGCGTTGCGAATATGGCAACAATCAACGAGGCTGAGCTTCAATGGTTCAATGACATCCTCGGCAAGGCCCGTTTGAACCTAATCGCTGCCGCACTGCCGCTGAACTACTCGGTTATGCTCTCTCCCTCTCTCGGCACCTTGAACCCTGCGGCGATGTTCCGGTTCAACTCCAATCGTACTGCGAACATGAAGATGGTGATGGAGAATTCGAAGGAAATCCCGAACCTCCTTTACACCCTGGATCGTGACATCAACAACGCCTTACGGACTCAGCTTGGTAAGCAAGGCTGGACCTCGTTCCAGCTTCATGCCATGGAGACGATGTTCAAGCCCTTGATCTGGATTGAACAACAGTTCCGTATGGTGACCTTCTATGACGAATTCACCAAGCAGAAGGCCAAGGGCCTGACAGACTTTGAAGCAGCCACCCTTGCCGACTCCCTTGTGCGTGAGCGTCATAGCGTCAGCCACACCGGCGATCTTCCGGCGATCCTTGCGTCGAAGAATGAGTTCGTGAAGATGTCGACTGTCTTCATGGGATACTTCTCGACACAGCGGAATTGGATGAGGCAGGTTCCTGAACTGGCCCGCCAAGGGGAGTACTCTCAGGTCGCCAAGGTTCTTTGGGGCACCATGGGCATTGCCACGCTCTACAACGCCGCCCTGTTCACCAAGCGCAAGGAGAATGAAGGCTTCTTCCATTGGATGGGTCGGGCGGTTCTGTCGACCCCTCTGCAGATGGTTCCCTTTATCCGCGATGCCTGGAACTATGCCAGCGAAGGCTTCCAACCAACCTCGCCTGTGGCGGGCCTCATCACCTCGGTTTATGAAGTCGGCATGGACGGCTACACTGCTTTGAAAGGGAAGACCGTTAAGAAGCCTGCGAAACATATCCTCAATGCCGCTGGTCAGGTCCTCGGCCTTCCCGGTGCAATGCAGATCGGGCGCACTGGCGAGTTTATCCATGACGTTATCACCAAGGAACAACGGCCTCGTGACATCGTCGAATGGATGCGCGGCATTGCAACCGGTGAAGCAAAGAGACAAAAGAGGTAAACATGAACTGGCGTTTAGCGGAAAGCCTTATCGTCCTTCGCAGGCAGCTTGATGAACGGTGGCCCAAACGCGATCGGGCCAGTGACGGGTCTATTGGCGACCAATCTCATGCGGCCAGGAAGTCGGATCACAACCCTGACAAGGATGGCGTCGTGACGGCGATCGACATTGACCGTGACATCGCGCCTGGGGTCAACTCCCGGATGCTCGCAGAGGCCCTTGTGGCGTCTCGGGATCAGCGGATCAAATACATCATTTCCAACGCCCAGATTATCTCAGGCCCAGGTGGGCCGAGCCCTTGGGTATGGCGCCCTTACACAGGAGTGAATGCCCACAAGGAGCACATGCACATTTCGGTGAGGGAAGATCGCCGGGATGACAAGTCCCTGTGGCGGATTGTCATCAGCCCGACGGAACAGCTTCCGCTTCCTCTGGGGACACGCCCCACGATCCAGCTTGGATCGGCCGGAAGTGACGTCGAATTCCTCCAGCGGGTGCTCGGGAACCTCCGAGTTGACGGGGACTTTGGTCCTAAGACCAAGGCCGCTGTGGTGGAGTACCAACAGTCTGTGGGGCTTAAGCCTGATGGAATTGTTGGCTCGATGACTTGGAAAGCTCTCACAAAGGAGAAGTAGATGAATAAGAGTCAGGTCTCTGGTATCAGCGAACGGCTTGTGTACGGTGTGGCGGTTGCCATCGCTGGCCTTGGCGTTAAGTGGGGCTGGTACGACAATGAAATGGCCGCCTATGTTGCGGGCGGTTTGGTTGCTGCGGCTGGTGGTATCTGGGCATGGTGGATCAACCGTCCGCAGGCGCTGATGAAGGCCGCTATCGATTCCCAAACGAAGGACGCGTAGAATGAGGAAGCTGCTCTTTGTCGTAACTCTGTCCCTAGGTCTGACAGCCTGCCAGACCTTGGACAACATTTCAACAGCGGTAACAATCGCCACCTCTGGCGTCGCCAATCCGGTGACCAAGAACGATTTGTATGCGTTTGAGAATTCCCTGATCGTCGCCTTTGCTGGTTTGAAGGCGTACCGTCAGGCCTGTCTCGCCGAGGCTGTAGACAAGAATTGTAAGGCCAACATCCGGGCCATGCAGGTCTACACCCGGCAAATCCCGCCCCTGCTGACGCAGTTGCGGAACTTCGTGAAGAACAATGATCAAGTCAATGCGGCGGTGATGTTCGCTCAGGTGAAACAGCTTTACACCAACTTCAAGAACATCGCTCTGGCAAACGGAGTGGCTGTACAATGAATGTCGTTGGGGTACTACAAATCATCGCCAAAGGCATTTCCATTGCGGAGGCCTTATACAAGGCTGGCATGGAAGCTGAACCTGCCTTCGAAGCCTTGAAGAACCTGATCACCGGTGCCCAGGAAGGCAACGTGACAGACGCACAGCTGGAGGATACCGAAGCCCTTCTTGACCAAATGATCGAAGACTTCAACCTCGACATCTAGGTCCATCATGACCGAAATTACCCAACTCATCCTTGCCATCATTGGGGCAATTCTCGTCTGGACCACGTCGATTATTGGAGGGATGGTTTGGTTGACGGGTAGGTTTCGAATGTTGGAGGCTTCGATCCACCGCGAATCAAACAAGAATCGCCAGATGTTTGAGGCTCAGTTGCATCTTCACTCCTCAAGGATTCAACGTCTGGAGATCAAAGCGTTTGGGTTTACGGCAACAAATGGCGGGGCGAGTATCCCGGATGATGGAGAGTCATTCCCCGGGTAACCCTGCCTCAAAATAACGAATACCCTTTACATTCCTTATGGAGCGGATCATACCAGACCGCTCCATAATTTCTATCACCCTCATCACAGACATCGCCGGAACAAGTTGTCGAGCCCGCTGAACCAAGAGCGGCTCAGGCACACCATTGCCTTTGTTCATCACGAGACAGTAGTGGACAATCTCGTCCATGGCCTTCGAATCCGCACCCGACACACCGGCCTTGAAGATTTCACCCATGTCGGCTTCGGCCCCAAGAAGCCAGCCCATGGCGCGGTTGAAATCGTCTTTAGTCAGGAGGAGTGTGTTTGACCGATCCACGCAACTAACCATGGACAGTTTGAACAGATGGGTGAGTCGGCGGGTATTGTAATGGAGAAGCTTGGGATGGGTTGGTAGCGGAGGTTGACCAAGTTTTCGCCAGTTGTTAATCGCGTCTTTGTAATCTTGAGTGACTTGGAAGGGGCCACTAAGACCTGATATAATTCGTAGGTCATGCAGCATCGGTTCGGGCAACCCCCGCTTTTCATGGGAAAAGATGTCGGTGATAATTCGTTCATCGGAGAACACCATGATAACACGGGATGTGAGCCCTTGGTCCCAAGCATTCTCAGGCATAAACTTGAGAAGGTTGGACGGGGTCGTGCCTGTGAGGATGGAAAGCTGGGGATGCTTGATCTTAATCTTCAAATCCCCGCCGCGCCGGCGTTGGGCATAGGGGATCACAACGTCATAGAAGGTCGTCAGATTGCCGACCATTTCGTCGTCATACTTATGCATGAACGCCGAGAGTTCGTCGGCACAGATCATCATGGAATTGTATTCAAGTGGTGGATCAGGGAGGCGGATAATGGACCGTTTAGCTTCCACAAGTGCATCAACGAGGGATGCTGCGGACATGGAAGTAGGACTAAAGTGGAAGTCGGGTACCTCGCGGAGAAACGCCGAAGCTGCGTTGATAGTCCGTGTTTTGCCGACCCCCGGATGGCCGACAAGGAATACGTATAGATTAGGATAAAGTGGGGCAGACGTTTGCAGCCACACCTTTTGTTCCAGTGCCGCGGCGATGGTTGTGATCGCCGCCCACCGGCGGAATTGTTCTGCACTTTCGAGATTGTCTGCATGTTTGATAAATGCCTCCACCCATCCATCTTTGCATTTACGTTCACCGAAGCCGTTGACGCCTGTCATTGTTCCCCCGAATTACTTCCGTTTGCGATCGAGGAAGTGGACCGGCGGGGTCCGCTTTCGATCATCGTGTCCTTTGTAGTCTTTCAGGCCATCAGGATTGTTGGGGCCGAAGTCTCCCCTGTTCCATCCGACCTTAGCGTCGTATGGGATTTTCATTGTGCGGCCGTTTTTGAGGGGGATTTCTTCTGTGAGTTGTGCTTGGAGTTTGGGGACGATTTCGTCTTCGAGTTCTTCGGGGTACATGAAGGTCAGGGCGTCGTGGTCTTGCAGCATGATAAGAGCGGTGCGCTCTCGCCAGATACGAAGCATGGCACGGTTGACGATATCCGCAAGGCTGCTTTGTGGATCGTAGGCGATCGCCTCGCGGAGGGTGGCCTCGTCATTCCGACGGCCCCAGAACTGGCGCTTTCTTCCCATAAGGGAGACTAAGGTTCCAACTCGCCGGAGTTGGTTATCCACCCATTCATGCCAGCCCATATGAGCCGGAAAGGCTCGGAAGTATTTGGGCTGGAAGTCTTCAACTACGGCGACTGGAAGTTTGGTCTGTGAGGATAGAGTTCCAGGTTTACCACCATAGTTAGAGCCGTGTCCGAGCTTCTTACACATGAAACGGTAAGAATAGTGTCGGTAGTAAGGTTGCTCTGCGATATCTTTATCCCGCTTGAGATCATTTGTCCAGGGCAGATTTGGCCAGCATATTTTTGCAACTGCTGTATGAACGTCTCCGGAGTCAACGGCGTCGAGGTACTTTCCGTCTCCGAAGAGATTCCATTCGATGGCTCCGACGATGTAGGACTCTCCGGACTTGGCGTCGAACTTGGCGAACTTGTAACCGGGATCAGATATAAAGATTGACCGGAGTGACTCCTCAACATTTTGAAGATTCCCACCTGTTCCAAATTCAGAAAAGGAAGAAGAGAACCTCCCTGTAGATGTACCAGCGATGTTGTATGAAGTTCGTATCCGTCCATCTGAATCAATCCCTGTCTTGAGGACCCCGATCTTCTTACCGAGGTCGCGCATGGCGATGATGTGGCGAACGATCTGCCTTGCGATAAGATAGTTCTCCATCTTCTCTAAGGCGTCACGGTTTACGGTAGGCTTGCCGCCCTTGAGAATTGGCGTGATCTTAAGGCGATCGTAGAACAGAACCTGGAGGTCGGTATTAGACCGCCAGTTGAACCCGGCCATTCCAACGCCTTCGAGAACGATGCGTTCCAGTTGGCTCTCGAGGAGTTCGATCTTTTCGTAGAACTCGTCAATGACTTCCGCCTTGCGGGCATGGTCAATGAGGATACCACGTAGGCCCATTTCTAGAACAGGGCCTTGAAGGGCGCGGGAGAAGTCATAAGTCGGGCCGGTGTAGCCATCGATTTGGTTGCGGATGTCGTTGAATATCTCAAGCGTGACACAGCAATCCAGGCCGTTGTAAACCCACTCACGATCCATTTCGGACACGGAGTCGGGGCGCTCAAGGTGGGTACGGATGATTTTCACTGATAGACATCCTTGACACACCGGAATGAAGCCCTCATATTGGTGACTTCAGGGGTGCAATACAGCCTGTTGATCTTTCCGCAGGAAGGACACTTCCACTGACCTTCGCCCCTCTTCCAGTAATCCCCGTCGGTGCAGCCACTGGGGCTGACGTACCAATGAGTTTGGATGTACTCCAGAGTGTTGATGGGGAACCATTTGTTACAACCCTTACCGGTTGCCGTTTGATCCACACACTGTACGAGGGTTTCGCCGGTCGCTTTCTTGGCTGCCTCTTCATGCCTCTTGATAATCTCTTCGGCAGCCTTAACTTCCTTAAGAGTGGGTCCTTTTACCTTGGCACGCTTAAACGGAATGCTGTTCATTCGTCCCTCTTAATCGTTTTCGTCCCACGGCGTTCAGTCTTCCAGGCGCTTTCGTCGGAGTAGATCGAACCCAAGTAGCCGAGGCCCTTCAAACTTTCTGGTTGAAGCGCGTGGTGTAGAAGCATGGTGTCTTCGGCTGCTCCACGAACTCCAATTCCGACAGAGCGCATGAGGAAGGCGATGTCATAGAGTCCGTTTTGGAAGAGCTTAGGGATTTCTCGATCGACAAGAACTCGTCTAATAACTTTCCAAACACTGAGTTCAGTTTGGTGATCTCTCCAGTAACTTCCATCTTTTGCTCGAGAGTCATAGAAAGGTATAACGAGCGCATTTTGTGGGGATGGCGAGAAACCGATGCATGTAATCTGGTTGCCAGCCGTTTCAATGTCAACAGAAAGAAGGCAATCTCGACTGATGTATTTGGCACAGAATTCCTCCACATCCTCTAGGGTTGGCTCGATCCAAATCTCACGTTCGGGTCGGCGGATTTCAGGGAAGTGACACTCACGGCTGGCCTTAACGAAGTCGGCTACCGTGGTCGGACGAAGTTCCCATTGGCGAAGGACGGCAGCCGGGTGGTATGTTGGAAGAACCTTAAATCCAGCAGCACAATGAGTGGATAGCCGGGTAGTTCCTCGAACGCGAGATATTCCCGTGGCCCCGCAGAGCGCCCATAGAGCGGCGTTGCCCATGGCGATAACCAAGTTCGGGTCCACTTCGATGAGTTCGTCACCAAGCCTGTCGAGTTCTGGGGCGTATTCTTCTTGGACATATCCAGGTCCTTTGGTGGAAAGCTTTGGGTACCCAGGAAGGGCGGTTCCCTTCGGCCCGCAAAAGGCTTCGATCCTGTTCCCTTGTGGATGGCGATTGAAGACGTTGGTCCGGTAGAATTCAGGGTGAAGGCGCCAGACCATTTCGATTTGGTTCGGGTCGGACGTTGACCAGAACCGGGAGATATAGCTTTGGTCTTCGGAGGTTAGAGTGAGGAGACCGGAGTCGTTAAGCATTCGCAGAAGTTCGATGCCACTGGCGCCAACGAATGAGGATTTGATACGTTCTTCGTTGGCACCAAGGGCTTCGCCGAGGAGGACGATTGGTTTCATGGGACCTCTAATGCATCAATAGCATTAAATAGTGCGATGTCCAATTCCGCGTTATTGTGGAATACTTCCACGCTAAGGGTCTCACTTTTACCTGAATCATTCAGACCCATTTCAGTTATTCGAATGTCGCCATCTGGTTCTTTGGTTATTACGATCTGCAACAGCTTCATTCTTTCCTCCAGGTAAAAGAAGCCTCCCCGGACCGAAGCCCGGGGAGGTACGCGGGACTTACTCGGCGGCCGAGGTACCACCGATCGTGGCGAACACTGACGTACCGTCCTGCGACGGCTCGTGCTTGATATAGATGTTCACCGAACGGCCGGTCGAGGTCTCGATCATTTCGCGCAGAGACTGATCGCTGCTGTCCACGTCGAAGCCGCAGTCACGCAGGAACTCCTTGAGGCGCCAAGCGGAGTTCTCAGTGAGGTAGAACGTGTTGCGCATGACGATGTCCTGCAGAGACTTCGTGGTGCCATCCGGCATCGTGAGGACCGTCTCAAGTTCCTCCTGGTCCACGTCGTCACCGGCCGAAATGATCTTGTGGGTGAACTCGACGAAGGGCGTCTGCTTCTTCGCGGACTTATCCTGGCGGGGCATGCCCTGGAGGACAGTCAGGTAGGTGCCGGTCGGAAGCGGTTTCGGCTTGTCGATCTCAGCCGGGGCGCGATCAAGGATGTCGGAGAAGTTGGTCTGGGTGTTCATGTGTTAAGCTCGTTTGAGTTGCGTGTTGGGTTTGATTTCAGTCTGCTTGAGGGCCTTGAACAGGTCCGCAAGACCGGTTTCTACCGGAAGCGAGTCCGGGATATGTGACGGTGTCGCGAGGTCAATGGTTGTGTCTGATTTTAGCTGGAGGCTCCTCTTGTTGTTGACGTTCTTGTAGCGGATGTAAGTCGGGAAGTACTGCGGGATTTTGGGCGACAGCTTCTGACCTACACCCTGAGGGAAAATCTTACGTGTCCCGTCGGGCATGTCCATGTAGGTTCCATGGGCAATAACGATTACATTAGTATTAAACGCCGCAGATGTCAATCCTGCTAGGACAGATTCCACAGCGTCCTGAGCCGAGCCATAGATGGCACGTCCATCGGCCTTTGGGCCGGCCATTGCGGCGCACCAGTCGTAAGCGGCATCGCACAGGCGAGAGAGGGAGTCGATGACGACAACGGAGTCCTCGCCCCATTCGGAGGGTTTGCCGAGATCGATCTCCTCGCCTTCGTCTTTGTACTTCCAGCGATCGAGCATCTTGATGGCGTCGGTGAATGCCTTCGGCGCCCCGTCAATGATCGGTCCGCCGTCGGTCATCTTCCGCTTATCCCGAAGGGTGCGGGCATCGACGCTGTCGATCTTGTCCGGACAGACCTCACGGATTTTGGCGACGAGATTGTCCAAGAGGTTGTCCATGTCAAGGATGCGGAGCTTGTACCCAGCGTCAACGAGTGAGACAAGGGACGTGGTCTTGCCGACCTTGGCATCGCCGAGGGCGAGGAGCTTGATGATGGATGTGGATCGGTGCTTGGAAAGGGATGGCATTAGGCATCCTTAGGCATGAGTAGTTCATCAATCATAGCTTTGTAGGCCATGACCAGATCATAACTATCCAATTGATAGTCAACCTCTCGCAAGGCTCTGTCGATCATGGCTTGAGTAGGTTCGCGAATACTCTTAAGCAATTCTTCACGGGTCATGTTGCGCCGTCCTTCTCGAAGGTTATCTTGACCTGATCACCAACGTTGAACTCTGGCTTCTCTGCGCCTACGTAGATCGCTTCGAACGACCCGCCCAGGTAGAGGAACCAACCAAGGGAGCGTTGGCGGAAGACTGCCTCCTTGCCAACGCCAACAATCCACTCTTGCGTAAAGCGTTCGTCGACTCCACGAACAACTGAATGAGTGACGTATCTCACCCGCGGCTTTTCAGAGGTAGACATTTTATATTCCTATAATGACTGATGGGCTTGCATTTTCCGTGTGGAGGCTGCCAAATTCCATTTTCAATCTGATCGAATAAGTTATCTTGATAGGTACCTGTTATTAGATGATCAGGATTTACACAAAGCTTTTCATTACATGTATGCCTCACAACATGGTTTGGGTGTATTTCACCCTTTACTTGTGTGTACACATATCTGTGTACAAGCCAATAAACAGGGCCGCGTTTTAATTTTCCATATCCGCTGTTTACTGTTGCTCCTGTCCACATCCAACATCCATTGTCCAAGATTTTAACACGAGTTTTCAACCACGTGAGCGTAAAGGGTTCCACTTTTCCTCCGGAGGCAGTTTGATGAACTTAGAGCGAAGCAGATTGTCGCGGACCTGCGGAGATCGCGAGCAGACTTCCCGGAAACGGCAGCCACCGAACTTGTCGCAGGCGGTGTCGTTCATGGGGAAGTAGTTGTCGATGGCATAGCGTTCCTGGAGGCTGAGCCAATACCGAAGGTCGGCAAGCCATTCCTCAAGTTGATCTGGCGTACGGAAGGTTATTCCGCGAACGAAGTTGTTGGGCTTCTCGAGCAGGACCTGAGCAGCGTCGATGATGACCCCGCGGACCGGCGCATCGAGGATGATCTTGGCGGCCAGGGAATAGAGGGTCATCTGGTTGTGTGGCTGGTATTGGTCGAAATAGTAAGAGCCCGGTGTTGTGGTCGTGGTCTTGCGATCCATGACGTAGAGGTCATCGTCAAGGGAGACCACACGGTCGAGGTGGCCGCAGAGAAGGTAGGGTTGGGGCGTTAGTCCTGGCTCTGGAAGAATCTCAAACCCCTGAGAAAATCCTGCACTCGGCCCCCAATCAAGCTCGAACCGGAAGCTAAGTTCGACGGCTGGGGCGCCATCATCCTTGATGTACGTCTGGGCCTTGTCTTGAATGTAGTGATCCAGGTAGTCGATGACCAGCGCCAGGAGTGTTCGGCGGTTCTTGTACTTCCCGGCCTTGGTGGTTGTGTCAACCTCCCATCCATAGGTACGGACTAGGAGTTCGTAGACGACTTCACGAATGGCATCCAGCCGCTCTGTACCTGCCGCGATCTTGCGGTCGTAGTCTTCCAGGGCTTTGTGGAACTCAATACCGAACCGAAGGTGGACCGACTCGTCAGACGAAGACCAACCCTCGATCATGATGTACTGATAGAGGCGTGGGCATGTCTTGATGTATCCAAGGGACGTCGAGTCCCAGGCGAACTGGATGTTGGTGCCGGGGATGAATGGGGATGGGGCGTGAGTGTCGGTCATCGCCGGAAGCTCCCTGAGGTTGTTGGCGCGGCCTTGGGCTTCGAGTTCATCAACTCCTCGAGGTTAATCTTCGGCTTGGCCTCGGTCATTGCGGCGCCACGCTTGGGCTTGCTGGGTGCCTCAATCAGATTGGCCCGGCGGTTCCGGTGATAGGCAATGATGGCGTCGAGTGCTCCGTCGATCTTGGAGAGTTCGAGCGGATCAAGGTCCATCAGAATGTCGATGTCATTGGCCATCGTTGTCCCTCATCATTTGTTCCAGGGTCTTCTTGTGCTTCTTATATTCCTTGCAGTCATCACGGACCATTCGGCGAAGGTGTTCGGTCCAACCGTGGCCGTAACGCTGACGCATTAGTTCGACGTCGGACTTAAAGAGCACAGCGGTTACGCGAACTGTGGGTTCGGGGAGTGGGGCGGTCATGTGAAGTCACTCATGTCTGTTGCCTTACGCACGATCCAGAGTTCGTTCGGAGCATCGCCAGGACGTGCGATCATAAAGGCGTCAAGGGACTGATCGCCAGATTTCTTACGGGCCTCATACAAGACGTTTTCAATCTGGCGCTTGTCCTTGGGATCAAGTTCGAGAATGACACCGATCTCTTCCTTCTTGGCTCGGTGCCAAATCGCGAGAGCGGTTTCGTAGTTCATAGCTCAGCAACCTTCTCCTCCTGAGCGGCCTCTTGCTCCTTGGGCCGGTAAGCAGTTGTCAGGTACGTCTCCGCCTCATAGCACGTAACTTCTGCCTCGTACTCCCAAGGAGATTCGTCCTGCATTTCAGTGGCACCACGAGAGTAGAATGTGATCCACAGTTTGCCTTCATGATTGAAGACGAGTTCGTATTGGAGGGACCAACGAGTAGAACTGATGATTTTGTTGGACACTATGTCTTTGGAATCGTATAAAAGGTCCAACATCCACTTTCTTGGTTGTATCATTTTTATCATCGCCGAAAGCCCTTAGGTTGGCCTGGAAAAATTTCTTCTTCCTCAACTTTCATATCGTTGAAAGCATCCAGCATATCGTCCTCGGACGGAGGCGCTGCCGGCGGCTTTGTGGGGAGGGTTTGCAAAGAAAGTTCGAGCTTCTCGCCAGTGGATAGGGATTCAATCTTCCCAGGAATGACGGCGGTCTGTTCAATGTACAGCCACCACTCACCTTCGATCCGCCGAGGTTCGCGGATGGTGAGCCGGTCGTATGCCGAGGCATTGTGGAGAGGGCTTTCCTTTGGATAGGACTCAGCATTTTGCCGGCGGTCAATGACCCTGGCCTGATGACAGCGCATCCGGAAATGGGTGGCGCTCTTTTGATCTTCGAACCGAATACGCGCACCAGCCGGGTCGTCAAGGGCGGCCTGCAGTACCTGGATGCAGTCCTCATAAGAAAGTGGGGAGTTAGAGAGTGCCATGTTTTGGTTCCAGTTGTTTGGTCGGGCAGCGGTTACATGCCCAGGCGTAATGAGGTGCGATGTTGATGTAGTCTATTCGTCGCCAACCATGTTGGTAGAGAATACTGCGGAGGGTATTCGGGCGCTTGGCTTTGATCTTGCTATGCGTTCCGCAGACATCACAGACACCTTCGTATACACCTGTAGACAGTAACTCTATGCCCACCTAATGTTCTCCGACTCGATGTAGTACAGTCGCTCCTGTGCCCGAGTCTCGATAACGTATTGAAGGTTCATATCCTGTTCGTTATCGCGACACAGTTGCGGATCAAGGAAGTAAACGGTCGGGAATTCAAGGCCCTTGGCCTTATGCCCGGTCATCAGTTTGATTGAACCCTGCTGAGCGAACAGGTGTTCGGCGTATTGGATAGCTTGGCCCAAGCTTGAGCCGTGATGGGCAAAGACCCGCATACAGGCGGCGAGATCGTGGGCCGTGGTAGAACCACGATCGACCTTCTGTGCCTCCCAATCGGTGATAGCGGAGAGGACTGACTTTTGGTCCATGGACATGTCACCAAGGCGCTTCATTTGCCCGATGAGCTTGGGGCCAATGTCAGACCCAGCAACAGAAACACTACGCCCGCTGCTAAGTAGCTGCATTGCGCATCGGAAAAGAGGGGCGTTATTGCGGCAAATAATAGTAGCGTCAGGCCTAATAGCAGTGCTATCCAACTCCTTAAGGACTTCCACATGGCCGCCTTCCTTCATCCATTTGAAATGCGGCACCCGCCATCGAGCGTTTTCGACGATGGCCCTGGGGCACCGGAAGCTGACGGACAAGTCCAGTTCCTTCATGCCGAACCGCTTGACCGCCTCTGCCATGCCGCCTTGCTTAGCTCCCCGAAAACCGTAAATGTTTTGCCATGGATCACCAACGCCAATGATCCGATGACGGACGAGCTTGTCGAGCAGCGCATGGTTGACGGGATTAAGGTCTTGGTATTCATCGACCGCGACAAGGGGAAATTGTGGGTATGTTCCTCCAAACAGTGCGGGCATGTATACTTGATCGTTAAAGTCAATTGATCCTTTGTACGCCGCTTGGATGGACCGGAAGAGGACGAGGTCGATAAGATCGGCGGTGAGATCGTCCGGCGCTTCGTCGAGGGTTGCGGCAAGATCAGATGCTGTTGCGAGGCGCCGAGCGTTAGGGAATTTTCCGTCAGGGACATAGCCAATGGCTTTAGCAGATGCGACTCCGGCGAGGACGTTCCAGTAGACTTCCCACATTGCGTCTCGCGCTTGCTTGTCCTTCGTTTCATCGATGATCCCCTTGAAGATGTCGTTGCACTTCTTGGAATTCAGCGTAAGGTTCTCACGCGTTGAGGAGGCCCAGATACGGTGGCCCAGGGAGTTGAAGGTACGCACGGACGTTGTGGATTGCATGCGACTGTCGGCGTTGGTCGCACGGGCTTTGTATTCGATATCGCTGACGATCTTCTTGTTGAAGGCGAGGTAGAGGATCGGCTTGGTCTTGACGGCGCGTTCAATTAGGCGCAGCGTGGTGGATTTGCCACAACCGGCGAGAGCGTTGAGCATAAGGTTTTGGTCTGTACCCTGGGCGTGGGACAGGATGATTTGCTGTTCATCGGTTGGGTTCATTGGGCGCGTCTCAATTCATAAGCTTGTTGTTGAGGTTCTCGATTTCCCACAGACCATTGCCAACGATCTTGACGAAGGATTCGAAGGAGGCACCTTCCTTCTTGGTCTGCGTATGCAGATACCAGAGGGCGCAAATGAGTGTAGTGGCCATTGCCGCTGAGTTGTTGTCGTTCAACGTAGCCAGGATGCCGATGATCGTGTCGACCTTAGCGTGTTCTGATGCTTTGATGTCTTCGATTGTCATTGCTGGGTTTCCTTTTTGGAGGGCGTGAAGGAAATGTTCAAGGTGACTTGGGTCAGTTGCAGTTCGGGGACGGTCTTGAGTTCGCAGGAAATGAACATCGTTTCCTTGTGGCGATTGATCCATTCCAGGTGGGAAAGGACCGCCTCTCGTTGGGCTGGCGTGGTGCCCGGAAAGAGGAACTCGATTAAGACCTTGCGGACAAGGTCTAGGATTGGCGCTTTGTCACGGCGGGAAGACAGTGCAAGAGGCATTCGTTAAAGCCCTGATTATACCTGATTATATCAGAGGTTATTGGCGATGTCAAGCGCCTTGATCTTCCTAAGGACTTCTTGTGGCGATTCCCGAACGGTGACTTCGTTTTTGTTGTCGAAAGTTATCAGAGTTTCCTTGTCAGCAAGAAAAAGGATTGACGTGATCAGTTTGGGGTTCACCCATATTTCTCTATCGATGAAGTGAAGGGTCAGCCTAATCATCGAATCCTCCCTTGCGCCAGCTTATTGATCTGATGAATGACGCGAAGGAGTAGCTCCCCAACGCAAATCCATCCGTCCGCGACGGCGTTGTCTTTGGCGGGGTTGCGGGCGCTTGAGGCTTGGGCCCGAACGAGGTGGGCGCAGACGTAGGCCTGATCCCGGGCTTGATTGAGGAGGTCGACGAGCTTTGAGTAAGCGAGGGCGAGGGTAACGTTCCCGCCTTCGGTTTCGTATTTTGACATTAGAAGTAATCCTTTTCATCATAGCGATGAGCGCGATTGCGGTGAATGCGCATCTTGGACGATCTGTCCTTCTGTAAGGCGCGCGTTCTCTTGGTGTATTTGGCTTCCTTCATAGTACGACGAAAGGTAGCTCGGCGGACTTGGCGGGATTCAGTCATTGGCGATCCTCTTCTGTTCGGGGTTCGGGGTATAGGTGTCAATCAGTTCCTTGCGGACGATCTCACCAATTCGCTTGGACTCCATAACCTTGCGGGCGATCATTTCCTCATACAGCTTCTGGAAGTGCGGAAGCTTGCCGTTCCAGTCGATCCGCTGCGCCATGTTCCAGATTTCTTGGTCCATGTCACGAATGGTACGGACGAGGTATTCGACTTGGTTGCGGAGGGCTCGATTGGCTTCTTCGAGTTCTGCCAATCGAGGGTCGGGGGTATTTGATTTGAGTTTAAAGAATCTCATCGGCGTGTGACCTTATCTTTGACGGCGCTGAGGCCAAGGGCGGCCAACAAGGACATGCCTTGTTCGATGTCTTTGGCGCTGGGAACCTTCTCGGCAGCTTTCTCGATCTTCCGTTCTTGGGCGGCGGTGACCTGATAATGGTCCGGAAGATCGTCTGGCATCGGACCTAGGTCTGGGATAGACAGTTCCATTGACCAGTAGGGATATGCCCGGTGCCCTGAGGTTGGAATAATCCAACCCTGCTCGTCGCCAATTTGCAGGCGATGAGCGGTATCGAACGCTAGCTCACCACGTACTTTGTGAGCGATCAGGAATAGTGTGGGCGACTCGGTTCCCATTGGGGTCTACTACCACAAAGCCACGCAAAGAACGGCGATGTCGACGAGTACGATGGCCACCAGAATTAGGGTCATAGGCCATAACAGTGCCGTCAGAGAATACGTCTTCGATATAGAAGACATGGCCTCTTCGTACAGCAACTGTTCCTGCCACAGGCGACGAGACACGAGGAAATTTGAACCAAGCTCGGGCTTGCCAAAGGGACCGGATTGGTTGGCCGAAGACTTTGACAGCGACTCCGCAGCCACAGAAGGCTCGTTTAGGGCACCCTGATGGGTGGGGCAGGATTTCAGCAGCATTTGCGGACCCAAGGAGGAAGGCCGAAGCGAGGGCGGCATACAGAACACGCATTTAGGATCACCTTGAATTGACAAAGACCCTTTAAGGTGCCTGAGGAGGGAGGATTTGTCAATCATTTTAAGATTCCTAATGCGTCTCCGTAGGAGCTATGGGTGCTAACTAGTCTTCCTCTGCTTCGGACTTCCCAACGGCCTTCGGCCTCGTTCCACATAATCCATTCCTTAACAGGTTCCATGGTCGTTGTGTCGATAATTTTATACCAATCGTCTTTAAGGGCTACGGCAGCGTCTACTGCTTCCGCCAGAGTGTCGTAGTTGCCAGCAAGGTCGCTCCAGCCACCGGCGGGGTAGTAGGAGGACCCCGCAAAGAGGAGGTAGCGTTTCATCGGCTAGTCCTCGCAATAGTCTGCGTATGATCGATAGACCGTGGTGTTTCCTACAGTCCACTTGGGCGGCGGATTGCCTTCACCTTGCCACGCGAACTTAGGATTGTATCTGGCATCGTAGCAATAGATGCAGATTTGCTGAGATTTTGGGTATTTGCATTCATTTGGCGAAGGGCAGCCTTGGGTGCAGTACCATTGGACGGTCATTTCAACATCCTCCGTACGATCGCAGCAGCGGCGTTACGGGCTTCCTCAGACACCTCGACCTTGATGCGTTTAATCTTCGGATGATCGGCGATGACTTCGGCCTTGGGCGTCAGGGTTGGCGCGGGGTGCTCGATCATAATGTTCAGGGCCTTGGCGATATTCTCCATCGTGCAGGCCATGGCGATGATGTAGGGAGGGCCATCCTTGACGGGATATTCGATGAAGAGCCGGCCGTTGGCGGTCCAGCAGATGGCGGCGGTAGGTGGGCGGGCGGAGATGGCGGTGGTGGTCATTGAGGTGCCCTCTTATTCCAAGCCTCAATTGCTTCTTTGCGGGTGTTAAACTCAGTGAGGCTCTGATATCCATAGCACAAAGCTTCAAACTCACTGTCACAACCCACAGAGAACATTACTCCGTCTCCTACTGAACTACCCTGAGGGCATTCTTCGATTGAGGCAGGACTTCCACAGAAAGGGCAAGGCTTTATTTCAGGAAGAAGCATCTCAACCTCCAGTCAGCTTGAGCCACTCCGGCTCTTTGGTGGGCCATACGTAATTGATCTCCGGCGCTTCGCTCCAGCCGAACTGGCCGTAGTGTTCAGGTGCCTTGGCGAGCAACGCCGCGCGGTGGGAAGCGTGGAAGTCTTCGCGGCCGAACCAAACTGGGTAGCGGGAGTCATCCCAGTCTGGGCAATCGGCGAGGTAGTCTTCGAAGGCTTTGGCGCATGAGTCGCGATAGCCGAGTTCGGTCCAGATTTGGCAAGCCCAAAGGCCGTAGGAGGCGAGGGCTTGGGGATAGGGTTTCCACATCCTCGTGGCCGGGTGGTTGGCCCAACCGTCGGGGGTGCGGCCAAGGATGCAGTAGAGGATTTGCATTGCCTCAACCCGCTGCTTACCAAGCCGGCGGTAGTCGAGGCAACGCAGGGAGTCCTCGAAGTCAGGGTATGGGAGAAATGTCTGCACGGAGTTTGAATAGTCCATCAGGAGACGACTTTGGAAATGTGGATATCGTCGAACTTGTCGCTGTGTTCGCGATGGTTGTTCGGGTTCTGGAGGCGGGCCAGGACGTCGTAGCTTGTGGTCAGGTCTTCGACGGGGCGGAACATCCTGGAGTATATACCACGCATATACCAAGCAGTTTGAGGCTGAGGGTATTCGACGAAGTCTAGGAGAATGAGTCCCGGAAACAATGAAAGTTCCGGGACATCAATCCAAGAGATTGTAATGACTTCATTTAAAGGTGGGAGCTTAGCCAGTCCATCGCTACGAATGCCGGAGGCAGGACCCTTGACGCGAGTTACTTTCTGGCCAACATACGCTGTTCTTTCCCAACTCATTTTCATTCTCCCAATTCGTACCGGCGGTAGCTGCCTACGAGGTCATAGTCGGAACTGTCAACGGGAAGATCGATGAGCTTGACGGCGAAGTATTCCTTGGTGAGAGCAAAGCAAGAATGTTCGCACCTAGGGCTGTTGCAGGGGCGCTTATCGGTGAGGGCGGGGCATTCGCGCATAGGTCGTTCCTCTTTTTCCCATTTTACATTATCATTATACCATATCCTAAGAAAATGTCAAGCCCTTATTTTCCCTCAATATACTAGAAAGCCCCCTAGGCGAAGTGCCTAGGGGGCTGCTTATCTTGTAGTCCGTGGATGGAATGTGGGTCAGGACGCATCACCTCCTTTCAGGTAGATGCCGACGCAATGCTCGCCATCGTCGGCTTGGCCTTCGAGGTAGAAGGCCAAGTGATGATCGTCAAGTACGTAGGGTCCCATGGCGTAGGCATAGACGGTGTATTCCTTATCTACCGTCAGGTTGTCAAAGCCGTCGTCAGGGATGACCACATCCCCAGCTTTCAGCTGCGAGAGCTTGGCGTACGGCCTTCCATCGACGTCGTGTGTGGACATGGTGTTTCTCCAAAGAAAAAGCCCGGTAGGGGATACCTACCGGGCCGTTGTGAGGGTTAGAACTCGTTACGCTTGTATCCCCACAGACCTGTTTCTGTGTTCAGAGTGTAGGAATACCCAGGCTGCCATTCACTCACCCACTCCGCAGGAGGGGCTTCGGACTGCATAGCCGGCTCAGGAGCCGAAGGTTCAGCAGATACTTCCGACGCAGGCTCGTTCTTGGTGATGAACTGGGGAAGGTCCACAGGTTCCGGTGCAGGGTTGAGAGCCGGATAATCCACCGGCTCCGGCACAGGTTCCGGCTCCGGATCGGGGGCCAGAAGGTTGAGCGTGTCTTGCAGGCGCTTACGACTTTCTTCCGCCCGGGACTTCCAGATAGTCACTTGATCTTCGGCTGCCAGGAGGCGCATTCCGTAGTCGTCCCGTTCCTTGCGAGTGGCGACCAGTTCTTCCTTGGTTGCCTCGAGTTCGTTGCGAAGCTGGTCAAGTTCGATCTTGTCTTTCTCGACCACGCCTTCCAGTTCGTGGATCCGGTCCAGTGCCTGACTGGCTTCCTGATGCCAAATGTCCCGATCAATCCGGGCCTCGCCAAGAAGCTGGTCAAGTTGATTGGCGTGAAGAGACTTGGTTTCGAGTTCCTGGCGGAGCTTGTCCACCTGCGCTTGAAGGTCGCTGATGACCTTCGGATATTCTGAGGCGTCCACGATTGCCTTTGCCGCACGCTGGAAGATTGCGGAAAGACCCATAGCATCCTCCATAGTCGACGGGGTAACCTGATTACCCATGTTGCCGTCTGACATAGTTTACTCCTGTTTAAGGTTTGCGAGAAGTAAGACCCTCTAAGTCAAACCCGCTGGCATGTCTCAGCGTAGCGAACCTAGGATTGTTCCGTAGGTGTGGTAGCTACACGTCTGCGCGTGGTCCTTGAGTAAGACTTAGAGGGGACGTGGGACCCTGAACCTACGTTATTCGTCAGGGGGACGGGACGAAGCGTTGTTCATTGCTCCCACGTTTGCCCCTACTGGGGGCGCCTTCGCCGGGGTATCCTGCACATGTGGCCACAAGGCTTTGCGCATTGCTACGCCCGGTTGGACCTACTGGGTCCGGTTAGCTAGCGACGGGCTGTTCAGCGCCCTTCCGCTTCTTCGGAATACCAGCCTGCTTGGCAGAAAGCTGGGATTTCTTCTTGGCCTTCTCTTCCTCGGCCTTGGCGACCAGCTTCGGACTCTCCGAAATGATCGACGTGATGTCGAGGGCGATGGGCGTCTTCTCGCGTTCCTTGAGGTTGGTCTCAGCTTGGGCGATGATCTCCTTACCCTGCTCTGTCTCAAGCAACGCGTTTGCAGCCTTGGTGATCTCCGACGCTTCATAGTGGCTGACCTTGCCGCCAGCCGCCTTGATGGCGTCCTTGACCATGGCCTTGGCGATGCGACGCGCTTCCGTCATCACCGCGCCGGAAGCCTTCTTGGCCTTACCACCCGTCAGCTTGATCTTGCCCTCGTAGACCATTTCAAGCTGCTTGGCGGCGACGGCCATCGCTTCGGCTTTCAGTTCCTCAGCGTTCGGGTACGCTGCCGCAGTGACCTTGGAGGCACCACGGTTCAGCAGGACCTTGAAGCCTTGGATAAGAGCTTCCTTGTACACGTCGTCCGGCACCTTGGCCAGATCGACATTGAGGGTGCTCTTGCCTTTGGTGATGGCGATATCGAGACTTTCAATAGCCATGACTTCTCCTTTCACGGCTCTTAGATGCGGCACCATTGCCGCGAGTTGGACGAAGCGAACCTTGCTAGATTGCTGTGGTCACAGGGGTATGCTGGGCAGTGACCCCTACACACCGGCAAGCTGTCGTCGTCAATTGTGCGGGATTGCACAGCGAATAGGGAGGGAAGTGGGCGTTTAGCGAGTGTATTTGATGATGACGAAGAGGAGTTCTCGCCAATCAGGACCGCGTTCGAGGATAGATTGAAGCTCAGAGATTTCCTCGACCTCGTATTCTTCGACACGGCCGGATTTCAGCCTCACGCGTACGTGCCAGCGTTTCATTACCGCCTCCATCCGTCAGACGGAAGTCCAGATGCAAAGGGCATCCGTTTGACGATCTTGGCTGCCACAGGTTTGGCTTCCCACGGCTTAGGGCGAACATGGCGTTTGTATTCGCCCTTGGTGATGTATTCCCAGCCATAGGAGGCTAGGCGCTTGGCTTCAGTTTCGGTGACCCGACATATCTCGCCGGACACCGGGTTACGGAGACACTTCATCAGTCTCTCCTTGAAGATAAGCCAAGGCATCTTCTTCTGTCTTGAACATAAACCAATCGTTGTATTCATTCAGTTGGTCAATGTTCATGTCTTTCAAAGAGCCTTTGTAGATGGCTTCTTCACGGTTGTAGGTCTTGTATTCGTAGTAACGATATTCCAGGGTCTTACCGACGTGACGGATACGACTGTATTCTACTCCCGTATGACCAGTAAGAACAATGCGTCTGAGAGCACTGCCATTGTACGTTTTGCTCGCACAATAGACAACTGTCCCCCCTGGCATATCGAGGATTTCGTCGCTACTACGAATAGCTCCCTTAGGATAGTCACTCATCGAACACCTCCTTGCACTCCCATGAAGCAATCATAGCGTTACTTGTGGTATGGGCAACATGGGGGCCATCGTGGCCAATGTCGCGAGTGCAGCCGAACCCATTGCATTGGTGATAACACCAATGCGACGAGGTACCCTCAAGGATAAACCCCAGGTCCCCATCGCGTAGCATAGGTTTGTATGTGGTGAAGTTGGTGACACGTTCGCTCATGGGTTCCTCCGCTCTGCCACGATGTTGCAGACCCGGCCGGACCAATGGGCAGTGGTACCGTCTCGCATCTTGGTAGATGCAGATTGGTACGTCGTGTTGGTGTGGTTGCGCTCTTTGTGAAGGTACTTGTAGGGAGTTTTCCCATATTTGAGATATGGGCTTTTACCTTTCTCAGGCATGATAGCCTCCAGGCTAGGGTTGATCCCTCCCTATCGGCTATGCAATCCGCAAGCTATGCCTATGCCGGCTATAGCCTTTGTTCGATTGTCAAAGAACCCAACCCGGATGCCGTGGCCCGACCGATTGCACAGGGCATAGCTCGACCCTGCACCGATAAGCTTAGCACATGCTGCGGTGCAGCACAACCTATTTGTTTGCATACCAGCTATGCGTCTGGCGCATAGCTCTTGGCACGATTCTTGCATGGTAATTTTATTGTGTTCGCGTTACGATGTTTTGGGTTTGTTCTGTTTCACCTTAGCAAGCCCACAGGTGCGTTTTGGCCCCGTCCGGCTATAGGGGTAGCCAGCGGCCGCGCCAGCCGCATGGGCGAGCTCGGCTAGGCGATTGCGGGGCATGCCAGGGCCGGGGGTAGGGTCGCCTAGGGAGGGGTCGTGAATTCAGGTCCGCAAATGCAAATGGCCCGGCTTGTGAGGCCGGGCCATTCAGAGGGCAGGTCGTGAATTCAGTCCGCTGAAGTCAGAACGAACTCGAAGCGGGCTATCTCATTATTCTTGCGCCCTGTGTGATTATCACGCATCATGCCTTTGATATACTCTGCCGCCTGTTCGTGTGTCCACGGGCCTTGTGAGAATTTGTCTTTATGCCCGCCTTTCCAGAGTATTGTGGCGGTTATGTTCCACATCAGTCTCAGGTCCCCTTGATGAAGCTCATCAGATCGGGCTTGTCCGGGGTGGCCTTGGCCTTGGCATCGCCCACCGCGATGGAGAGCTTGCCGAAGTTGTACCCGAACTTGATCTCTTTCCCCTCGCCAGGGTTAGGCAGGCCAGAGCGAGCGATCTGCTCGAAGGCGTCCTTGCAGGCCTTTGCCATGCGATAGGCCTCCTTGTACTTCGCATACGCGGCTTGCGCATCGGGCAGCAGCATTTCAGGGTTGATTTCCAGCCACTTCAATTCAGTCTTAGCCATATCAGTCTCCCTTGGGTTGGGCCTTGGCCCGTCGGCTTGATTGCCGATCTAACCTATCACAGCGGATAGGCTAGGGCTGCAATCACAGCAAGCAATCCGCAGTACCCGGAACAATCCACAGACATTCACTGCCGCTAAGCATGTAATCCAATTCATTCAGTTCCCGCACATCATCAGCCGCGATTAGATACGCCGCATCATGGTTGCCTGCGGCAGGATTGCCGTATTGTTCGGGCCTTGCGGGGCAGCTCATGTAAACGACAAACATTAAGACCTCCATTTGTTGATGCCACCTATCAGCACCTACATTGTGGCAAGATTAAGGCATTTGTGACCTAATCCCGCATACCAGCCATGCATCGCAGTCATAGCCCGCATTTCGCTTCACTCCGGGCCTGAATATCCCCTCAATCTCCCCTCAATCCGTCCTCAATTACCCCTGATAGCCTCATCCAGCCAACCTGCCTTCCGTGTCCCTCTATGCCTCTGTCCTTCTGAAATATATATAGAGAGAGGAGAGAGACAGACAGACAGAGACAGACAGACAGGGACAGGGAGGGAGAGACACCCAGGGAGGGACGGACGGACGAGAGTTTGGGAATAAGGCTATCAGGGTTGTTTGAGGGGACATTGAGGGGTAATTGAGGGGAGCTTCAGGCAGCTGCAATAGAAAAGGGCAGGCAAGCCCTCGCCTGCCTGCCCTTCGCCTGTTTGCTACCAAGTGATGTGCAGAATGTTCGCCACGTTGACGACGATGGCCAGGAACAGCCCGCCACAGACGACCATGCCGATGCTGATCCACTCGATGGCCTTGGCTACCTTATCGCTTCCATACCGATCCATTGTTCCCTCCTACGGATGACCAGCCAATC